GAGTTGCACGGACATTTGCAGTGTTAAGAGCCGTTACAAGTTCTGTAAGGTCAAACATATTTTTTACCTAGGTAATTTGCTTTAAGGATACTCCAGCCAGTCATATCTGGTTGAGGAGAATCGTTGAGGATGAAGAAGTAGGTGTAGAAGTCATCTGTGAAGGAACATAAAAAACCTTCAGTGATTCTATTTGTAACTTCATCTGCGGTCTTGACCATGAAATCAAAATAAGCCTCCTGGGTTACTGTACCTGCGTTGTGAGACTCTATATTAAAAACATCAAAGTTTGGCAGGGAACGAAGGGTAAAGGCAGGGATAGGCAGTCCTAATGGCACAGGATTAGGGCGTTCAGCGAAAACAAGGTTTGTTCCTCCGATTTCAAGTGCAAAGTCTTTTGGTTCTACGTCTAACATTATAACCTCACGGATAGGGATTTATAAAAATCTTTCTGAAACTTGTCAAAGACCTTGGTTTCCTTGAGAAGGGCTTGGATTTCATGAGAGTGGAGAAGATGGACAAGGGATGCTCCGTAGAGTTTATGGATAGGAAGTCTTTGACTACCAGACCACGTTGCTTTCTGCTGTCTCTCAAACACCGCAGAGGAGAAAGCCCCTTTTCCTTTTCTTCCCGTGTGGAGAAAACCTTTATATTTAAACCCTGTCCTCCCCTGGACTGTTCTCCATCCATCTGACTTTCTAAGTTTAAACTGTGTCATCGTTGCAGTCTGTGGAGTCTGAGAAGTAGTAAACTTATTCCCTGCACTGAAGCCCCCACCCCGACTTACTCGGATTCTGTTATTCCCTACTGTAATCCGTACCTGTTTCATTGGGTACTTAGATAGAGATACTGCTTCAAACTTATAACTCAGACCTGCACTAGAAAACTTAGCTCCCTTTATCGTAAAACTTCTCACAGCAAGTTTACTTGGGTTTCCAGGATACCAGAATGTCTTTTTTATAGTTTCTGCAATCTCTCTATCTAAATCCCCTATTGTGTGTTTCAGGGTATTAGAGAGAGCAACAGATAAGAAAGCTTTAAACTGAGAACCAAAGGCTTCAAAATCTCTATCTGTTGCTCTACTCATTTTCTTACGCGCCTGAAGCTGTTGCGCCAGTATGAACCCCAAAAGTGGAGTTAATCTTGGTGTGCGCAACCAGAGGTGCAGATTGCAACATGATTTGTGGATTCGCAGGGTCTTCGCTCATCCAGTTTCTCATGAAATATTCCATACCCAGGTAGTCTGCATTTGCATCTTCAATCGAGGCAAAACATTGGAAACCGTACATCGAATCTGGAATCCCAATCACCGCATCTGTAGGAACATATAACGTTTCCACACCCGCCAGAGAAATATAAGTATCTGCATAAGTATAGATGGGAATACCTGTACCATACACTGTGCCTCTGAACGTAACCCCACCCATTGCTTTAGGGATAGCAACTTGGAAACCAGGTAGGTTATCCATAGTCGTACCACGCAGAGCTTCCAGATTTACCATAGTGGTAAACTTAGCATCTCGTTTCAGATAACGCCAGGCTGCATTACCCATAACGATTTTCTTAATCGGGGAAGACTTCGATAGGTTAATCCATTTCTCCAGGTCATCCCAAGGAGAGACACCTGTATTCGCGTCAAGCCAGCGAGTATTGGTCAGTAGGGTCAAAGTATTCAACGGGTCTCGACCGAAGGAAATCGTTGCATCAGATGCCAGAATCCCATTACCTGCCATAGAATAACTATCATCTAGTAGCAGATTCGTAGTCATGATTTCAATAGACCGTCTGAACCGTTCAACCAGCAAAGCCGCTTTATCTACCATTGTAGCCATGTAGTTTTCCGCAGGGTTCAGAGGCTTAGACATTGGTTGTCCAGCCCGTCTGGTTCTTACATGATTGGGTAGAATCAACTCTTTATCTTTGATATACCCTGGTTTGTAACTCTCAACTTTGTATCCTTTTGAGGTTCTTGCCACGCCAGGCAATCTTGCTGATTGGAAAACCGATATACGTCTATCTGCTTCGATTTTATCAAAGTAGATTCTGTCCTCATTCGTAACGTGCTGCGCTGCGAAGTTCAGAGACATGAAAGGCTGAAAATCAAGGTTTCCTTCTTGCAGGATACCCGTAATCTCAGCATGGGTAAAAAATGTTAAAGCCATAGGATTCTCCTTATAAGCCAGCAGTGTTAAAAATTACATCAACCTCAATGAAGTCGAAACAAGCCTGTTTCTTCTCATTTGTGTTGATAGTTGTAGGATTTACCGCTGTGATGATTGCCCAGTTAATTGCACCGTCATAGACTTTTGCCTCTGTGTAAATTGGTAACAGAGTGTCAGTGACAGTAATCGGCAGACCAAGTTGCTCGATATAACCTGAGCCGTGCATCGGGACGGTCAGACCTACAATAATGTCCGTGCCAGCGGTAGCAGGGATGAGTTTTTTATTCGCATCTCGCTTCATAGGCGTAAACGCAGGGATAGCCGCGACATTTGCCAAGACTAACATTACTTTTACATCTACTTCAGGGTCTGCCAGACTTGTCTCTGGTAGGTAAGTTGCTTCTAATGCCATAATTATTTAACTCCAGTGGCTTTGTTGTACGCAGCAAGGGCAGCAGCTTTTTTAGTTTCTGACTCCTGCTCATCTGCGGAAAGGATAACAGTTGATTGTAAATCTGCACTGCTTGAGATAACTGGAGCAGCATACTTCGCAACTACCTTCATATTCTCTAATGCCGCAGAGACTGAGGTACTATCCGCCAAGATACCAACTGCTTTCGAGGCATCAATTCGCAAGGTAGTCGCGGTGGTCAGATAGGTAGAGATTTCATTTTTCTGTGCAGACAACGCCGCAGAGATTTGAGACTCAAAAGACGCACCAGCAGAGATGACTCCCTGAGCAGCTTCCAATTTTGTATTCAAGTCTGAGATTGAAGCCCCTAAAGCAATCTTTTCTGCTTCCAGGATAACAATCTTAGCTTCGGCTTCTTCAAGGGTCATACGACCTCCTTTAGTATTTTGGGTGGATTTAGAACTTGAGGCAAGTAGGAGGGTTTCATCAAACCCAGATACAATCTTATCAATCAGTTTCATCTCTAGGGCTTTTTCAGCCATAAATTCAGAACCTTTCATGGATTTAATCTGGTCTATCGAAATGCCTCTACTCTTTAAAATATCATTATTAAATGCTGTGTCCATTGTGTCAAGCAAGGTTGTAATTTTATTTACCGCCTGCTCGGTTAAAGGGGAGTGAGAGTCCCCAAGGGCTTTCTCAGCTTTACTACGGAAAATCGTGTAGGTCTTGCCATCTGTTTTGTCTTTCTCAGAGACATCAACATGAACCATTAACGCAGCGATAGAACCGAGAATCGTAGTCTCAGTTGCATAGACTTCACTACAGGCTGCCAAGATTGCATAACCAGCTGAGGTAGCCATTCCATCTGCATAACCGATAGTTTGGATTCCCTGAGAGGATAGTTTGCGGATTTTATCAGTCAGGGAGAATAGACCTGCTGCTTCACCTCCAGGAGAATCAAGGTTGAAGATAAGCTGAGTATACCCGAACTCTACCGCTCGGTCTATCTGCATTGCAATGTCTTGGTAGGAAGTCATACCACTTGCAGCAGATGCGTCTTTAGAGACCAGAGAATCGAAGACCTCGATTACACCGAGTTTTTGTTGTCCCTGAGAAACTGACATTGTGTTTCTGTCTCTTGGAATCCTCAGGCTATTCACAGGTAATTTCTCAATTTGTTCTGCCTCTCCGAGAAATAATGGAAGAGTTACTTTCTCAGTAATAAGTCGTAGCTTATCCTCAGAGATTAATAAGCAAGCTCCCTCAAGTCGAGAAAGAAGTCGAAGGTATTTCATGGTTTCACCACTGGGGGTTGAGTAAGTTTAGTCTTAGTCTTGGTCTTGGCTTTAGGTGCAACCCCTGGAGTCAAGGCAGTTGCCGTTGCCTGGGAGTCCTCAACTGTATTCATCTTCGCAGGATTAGTAGACAGTGTCAAGTCAAGTTTCTGGAATTTCTGCAAAAGCTCAATATGAGCCTCAATATCTTCGACCCCTCGTTCTGCAAGCTTGTCTTCAAAAGTTGCCAGACCTGCACGAATTTCCTCTACGTCTGCTTGCACGTCTTTCAGTGGGTCAACCCATTCGTTCTTAGGCAAGACAAAAGTATGCTTACAGGAAGTGAAACTGTTACTCACATATACCCCTCCGAGTTCCTTGAATCTCTGCACCAGAGGCTCAAGAGCAAGGTTGATAAATATCTGCTGCTGGATAATTGAAACATCTTTTCTCATCTCGATAAGACCAGCGCGAATGGAGGAGAAATTTACCGAAGAGAGGTCTCCAGTCAGTTGCTCATAAGTCAAACCAAGGGCAGATGCGACAGAACGTATTCTTGTACAGATGAAAGTTACAAAGTTATTCCCTATATCCTCAGTCGTGGCAAATTTAAGCTTCTCCCCATTCCGAAAGTAATGAATCCCCCCAGGAAGGATAGTCTGAATCTGTGAACTCCGACCTTCACTTCCTGGTTCTTCTGGGTCTGCTTCTGAATCCGTAGTCCCTAGAACTGGAGGCATATCTCCTTCTGTTTCTACAACCCAAGCAACGATTTGAGCCAGTTTCTGCCGAACTAAGGTTGCATCTAGAAGTTCATCAAGCTCATAGAGTGGCAAGAGAACACCAGCAAGTTTAGGTATTCCTCTCCACTGTCCTGGGCGGTCTCTTTGGAAGATGTGAAGAACGTCCTCTGCATCTACAGGAACTCTGAGATTTATGTCTCGTATTAACGAATCCCCTGGATAGTATTTCCAGAACCAATACTTTAGGGGTTTTCCTTCTGGACTAAACTCAATCCCTGTTCTGACATTCATAGTTATTGTGTAGTTAAGGTCAAGTTGCTCCGCCTCCAGAGTTTGAAGTATCAAAGGAACTTTACACTTAGGGTTATCCTTGAGTAACATTCTGGTGAAAATCTCCCCAGATTCAAAATACCCAGAAGCCCAAAGACTTTGTAGATTATACAGATTCCCCCATCCATCAACCGAGGGAGAAGCGATAAAATTATCCCATTCTTTCTGCACAGTTTTGTTGTTAAATCTGACCTTGATTCCTGCACCTATCCAGTGAGTGATTAGTTTTCGTCTCGCAGTGATTGCAATGTCGTTGTTTCTGCAAAGGTGGTGACTTCGTTTTCGCAGATACTCTACCTCTCGAACCGCAAGACCATCTGCTGTTCCACTCAGGAGACCTTTCTGCTCCATACGAAAACCAGTTGTTGCCCCCTCGAAGGCATTTTGTTGTCGTCTCAGTGCCATTATAATTTCCTATGTCTAGTGTGACAGACGGATGAGTTACGGAAGACAAGAACCTCTGCGGTTAGAACTGCAATCTCATTCTGGAGTCGTTTTCGTTCTGAAAGCAAGAGTGTTTGATTTATCTCCTGCATCGTATAGTCCCGTCTTGTGCTTCCTGTACCTAGAGACAACCGACTGACTCGCTTATCCTCTAATATCGCAGTCCAAGCGGTCTCTACTTTTACAAGGTCTGCCTGGAGTTCTACCAGTGTTGCCATTTTAAAGTCCTAGTCCAGGGGTTACATTTTGAGAAGAGACAGTAGGAAGACGGATTTTTAAAATACTGTCCTCTACCTGCTTCCAATGCTTCTCTTGATATGTATGTAACTTTATCCCATACGAGGCATGAAGGTCAAGGACTTCACAATCAAAAGCCTCATTTCTTCGTCCAGCTATCAAGGTAAATCGACTTGGGTTTCCTTTCTCCCTCTCGGATAAAAGTTGGTCTTCATAGTCCTCTCTAATGTCCAGATAATGATACGCTCGGTCTTTGATTCCAGAGAGAGGCTGTTTCAGACTTTTATCTCTGAAATCCTTAACCGTTAGTGATACCTTACGGAGGACTTCTTTCTTGGCTTTCTGAACCCCAATTATATACGGGATTATATTCATTGTCTCATAGAGTCTCTTTCTTTCTCCTTGTCGAGTTGAAGTATCTGGGTCAACAGGCATGGTGAAAATCTCTCTAGCGGTTACACCAGCAGATGAATCTCCTTTTGTGGCGAAAGTGTAGGGTTTGAGTTTTGAAATTTTAAGAACCCAGCCATAGACAACTTTTGTCCAGTTTCCAGAATCTATAGACATTGCAGAAATCTGCATCATGATTGGCTTTTCTGTGGTCGAGAACACATGAGGAATTTTAGAGAGATAGAGTTCTTCTAATTGTGTCCAGACTTCATCCGCAGGGTCAGACGGGCTTCCAAACATTTCCCCCCACCAGACTTTCCAGACAAGTCCATTCCTCCCTCTAGCATTTATGACTATTGCCAGTCGGTTAAGCTGCACGTCTACTCCCATTGTCAGGACTAGACCACCAGCAGGAACTATCATCTCTGGGTAATTCAGTCTACACTGAACCAGAGTTTTAACATCCATATTTGAATCTTTAGGTGCATAACTAAGACCCATAGAGTTATTCGTAAACGCCTTGAGTTTCTCATCCTTTCCCTTCGTTGCCTCAACATCTGCCTCTAGTTTTCTCGTCATCAAGACAACAAGCGTACTTCCAGCTCCAAAGGTACTCATAAGCTCGTTATAGGCAAAACCTATAAAATGAGACTCCGCAGTGGCTATCCAACCGAGGTCATGGAACTCTATAGACTTGATGAGATTTAGGTTTTTCTGCTCCTCTGTCCAACGACTACTACAGTGAGGACATTCGTAATACGCGGTCTCAGGGTCATAGATACCAAACGTCTTACTCACTCGTTTGTCAAGGTAAACATCTGCTTTTAGATTATCGAAGCTCAGAACATGAAACTCATTGCAGTCTTGGCAGATAACCATGAAAATCATCTTGTTACTAAGCTCATATGCTTCATCTACATTCGAGAATCCCTCCTCTATCGGAGTTCCGCCATAGATTAGTTTCTTATTAGGAAAAGTTTTATTTCTCTCCTGGAAGATACTAAGTGCGCCTCCTTGCCCCTTAAGGTCTTTCGCAAGCCTATCAGGTTCTTCAGCTATCAATATTGGTGCAGATGAACTTGTAAGTCCATTTACACTACCTGCGGAGACAAGACTAAGCCAACCCCCAGGGAATTTGTAAAAGTCATAACTAGATTTATCTGGATTCCCAATAAGCTTAGTAAGCTTCGGAGAGTTCTTTATCGCAACTCTAAGTTTCTCCTTAGCGTATTTTTTAATCAACCCATCTGATGGAAACGCAATAATGATATTCTGAGGGTCATTTACGATTCCATTCTCCAGATAGAAGTTCACAATCTGTGTCCACCCAAACTGCGCAGGTTTCTTGGCTATAATAATCCAGACAGAAGGGTCATCTGCGTATTTGAGAAAAGCAAGCAGACAGGGAGTCCGAAGGCAAGAGACCTTTCCTGGACTTGCAGTTACCTCAGAGGATAAGATGATGTTCTTCTCTGCATAGTCCTTTGTAGAAAGCCTGTCAGTGGAGAACAGGAGCGAGAACATCTTCCCAAGAAACAACCTCTCAGGGATAAACTTTAATCCATTTTCCTCAGCCATTATCTTCTCCTTCCTCATCCTCAGTTTCTCCAAGGTCTATCTCCTTGTTCATCTCAATCTCTACAAAATTCGCTATCTCCTGAGCAGAGTTTGAAACAAGTGCATTCCCTAGGTCACTCCAATGGTTTAGTAGGTTATCTATGTCCTCAACTGTCTCAGGGAACTTTCTCGCAATCGCGTTAAGCTGTCCTCTCATCAAGGTAAAATACCCCTCGAACTCAATCGCAAGGTCAGTTGTATCTACAAGTTCCCCTCGTTTGACTTTCAGGTTAAGCCACTCACTTTCTGTCTTCGCTCGGTCAAGTTGTATCTTCTGCAACAGACTTGCCTCTGCAACATTACTTGCTTTCTTAGTTGCACGATTTTGCAGGAACTCGGTATAGTGTTTTATACAATCTCTGTAAGTGGCAGAGCTATTTGGCGGTAACTTGCCATCTTGTCTCATTTGATATATCAGAGAGACGTTCTTAGAGAATAACCCAGATAAGACTGCTGGAGAAGCCCCTTCATCTAGGTTTATAATCTGCCCCTTTCCAGTCGGAGTCCTTGAACTCAGCACTTCATCATTAGTCATACATCACCTTGCGTTTTTAGTTTTCATTCCTTATTATATACACATCCTTTCAATCTCTGCAAGTC